GACCTTGGTCTAATAACTTCCCAATCTCCCAAATAGGAGTCCCATGCAATATTCGGAAATACATGTTCTTCCCACTCTCGATTCATTCTAGCTATTTCTTCATCACTGAGCTCACTTCCCCAAGGATATTCATCATTTCCGTACCAGATATAGCCATTATCTAACACTTGAATGTTCTTAGCATCTGGATCCTCTCTAATTTTAGTGTCAGCTTCGGCAATGTAGTGTGGGTCTTCACTAAACCCATCTCCTTCCCTAAATCTAGCCATTAATTCTTCAAATGTTTCACAATAAAGATCCATTGTTGGGCATCCTGCGAGGACTAATTTAGAATTGTATAAAGTACGAAAGGCCTCAAATTTCTGCTTTCCATAGTGGAACATTTCTCTAAGTGCAGCCGCACAATTGACTGTCGTAGCAATTCGTGGATCTTGGTGCGTATCTTTGATCCAAAATGGAATTTCATTAATAACGTCTTCATCTAAGGGAGCAAAGACCTCTCCATCCCTTTCAACAAATTTCCGCTTGAGATATGTAGTTTCTTCTATGGAATACCATTTAATATCGCCAATTGGCTTCTTGTCAACTGTAGTATATTCCAGGCCTAAATAAGTCATCCATTTTGCCTTAAGGGACATCGTGTACCAATCATTGTTGTGGGCCTCAACATGATCGTCACCCGTGCAGGATAATTCAACTTCTTTCCAATAATCTAAAGCAGCTTTAACCTTCTGAAAAATTTCTTCAAAAGCCATGATATAACAAAAATTATGAACAATGGCATTAGCTAGATTATTATCGTCAATCGTAATTATATCTCCTGAGGGATTTTCACCACCAGAGAATTCTAAGACATACTGTTGGAATACGTATCGGCCTTTGTATGTACTCCACCACAGCACTTTGAAGTTCTTCTTTTGTTGATCGGTCCAATCGTTCTCATGATACTTAGCAATTACACGATATACAGCTTCTTGAATGTAGACTCTCAAAGAAAAATCCCAGCCTCGAAAGTCACCTGCAAGAATTCGCGTATGTCTTCCGAATCTTGTTAATCTCTTATAAGCCATTTTCCATTGTCTAGAGTGTGGATTTAATCCAACGGCACTAAACCAAGCCCAAGGTCTCTTTCTCATGTTTTCCATAAAACCACCTAATCGTCGTTTTCTACAAATAATACGAGAATGTTCATCCGCAGAAAATACTCTAGGAGTATTAACCTTCTCCAAAGGGCGTCTTTCATCTTTGAGGCACATTAAAAATTTCCAATCAGGTGCTTCGCCTTTTTCGATTAGTCGCTCACATTCATCGAGTTCTTGTTGGAAATGAGGAGTTGGTTGATAGTATGGGTTTTCACAGGAGCATAAACCATGAGCGCCACAATGCACACAGAAAACATCTCCCCATTTACCTTTAAATTTCTTTCTCAATGGATCAATTTTCGATCTATAACCAGCCGACGTTGAAAAGCTCTCACCATGTACGTGTTCCCATTCTGGTTTCCCATTAATAGCTTCAGCAACAGTCAATTCAATTGGCTTAACGTCTCGTGGTATTTGTGCAGCCACAGCTTCAACAATTTCGTCCATTTTTCCCATGAACAAAGGAACATCTTCTGCTGTTCTTTGGGGTCTTGCCATCTTCTTAAGAGCATTTTCGGCAGGTGATTTCTTCACTCCATCTTCCCAGTAAGGAGCCAATGTAGCTGGAGCGGTGGTTCTAAGGGCTTCTTCTTGTGGTGTGTGGATAAGAGACTTCTTTATTTGAGTGTTATGAGCCATGTGCACTCTCATATTAGGAGGCAGAAATTCAACGACACTTACATGCTCAGGGAGGGTTAATCCCCAGCTTGAGTTACATGCTCGTCGATTTCCGGTTCAATATTCGCAATTAAATGTCCCAAACCTGATGTGCCACATCCAGCGACATGAATTGCGATAATCTTCCTCTCGATCTTAGGATTATTGATAACATATGGCAAGCCACAATCACCAGCACTAGAATCAAGATTAACCACAATATGCTCACTAAGCTCAATGACCTCTTTCGTGTTCGTATCCTTATATTGACCCTTAAGCTGAAAGTGACCTCTTCCGTAAACCAATTTATGTTCAAATGGTTTAACTAAGCAAGTGTCGCTTAGATCCATATGGGCATCCAAGGACATATTAATATGCTTTCTCAAGTCTTTGAATTGCGGAATGCGCTTATCAGCGAATTCGACAATTACTAAGTCCGTTCCAGCATAATGCCAATCAATTTCTTCCAATGGTACATAATAATATCTATCATGAGTCATTACCTTAATATGTTCAAACCCTTCTGGTCTGGTTTTCCAGAAGTGTTGTACTGTGATACAAGATTTGACATGAGTGAACAGGGCGTGCACTAGCGAGTAAGTTGTTCCTTGCTTAATATTAGCCCAACGTAACTGAACTATGTTGGGACTAACAACATCCTGAGTGATTGTGATGGCATTAGTATCTTTCGATTGGATCTTGTAAAACTGAGCAGCGTTAATTCTCTGCCCCTTTTTAATCACGGGACCTTTAGTAACAACCATCTTGGGTTTATTGGTTTTAGGATCACCTGATGTTGGCATAGCTTCACTAGTTGGATAAGAGAACATCTTAACTAGTGCGCTAATGGTAAAAACAACTCCAGCAACGCTAGCAGCTATGGCCAAAATTTTAACGGCTCTTTTAGTTTTATCAGATTGTCGCTCCCACCACATGGAATACGCTCCTTCAGCGTTAGCCAATGTATTGTTCATAATGTTTTTGAAGGCAACAACAGCATTCACAACTTTCTGTTTATTGGTTAATTCTTCTGGAGTCCATTCGTAACCTGCTCTTCTTATAACATCCATCAATGATTCTTCCTCGTAACCGGGAAGTAATTCAGGAGCTTGGGTTGAAGGAAAAGTAGCTCTATTCATCATACAAGTATAATGATAAACAACATCTTCCTTATACTCCTCCGGAACATCTCGAGCTTTCCAGATCCCTTTAGCATATTTCCAAGAGCTTTTAGCCAGCATCTTGGTAACATCAACGAGATTATATGGATTGTAAAAGTTGCCATTATCATCCATTTCATCATCTGAGTCGCTAGTATACTCGCTGTCAACTTGTTTCTTCGCAATAGCAATTTGATTGGTACTCATCTTACTTTCCGTCTCAAAAACCTGACTCAATGGAATACCCCTTCGGATCTCCGGTAACTCTGTCATTTCTTCTTCGTCGTCACTTTCAGTGATAATTAACCCTTTCGCCTGTGTGACATAACGAGGTGTTACTGAGTAAATATCTCTGTCAACGTCTGCAATAAGATCATTCTGTGGTTTAGGCTTGATCAGTTGTTCAATTATTGACGAAACATCAGGTACTGGGTTTTTGTGGTTCGCAATATTATGGACATCGATTCCAAATAAATCAGTGCTTGTTTCAGATTGTTTCTCTAAACGCTTGAGTACAGAGCCGGCACTTGATTGTTTAATCTTATACAATTCTAGAACTTCTTCTTTCAATTGCTTGTAATCCATGGGCACACCATTGACTTTAAACTGATAGACCCAGGGAACTATTTGATCTCCATACATTTTCCTAACTTTGACCACATCGAGCTCTGTCAGTTCAGTCATCTTTCCCTTACATTTATAGCGATTAGTTGTTGCGAATTCTTCTTTCACTGTAACTTCCACCTCAAAGTGAAATCGTCTTGACAGAGCCATATCACTTTGAATTTTAACATTAGGCGGAATGTTTTCATCATTGGAAGTGATGACAACTAAATGGGAGTTAAAATAGGTTCCAACTTTCCCTTCTATAGCGGCCATGTTAAGAGAAACAGTAGCGTCATTGATCATTCCAATCAAATCTGCACCAATTCGGGTTCGTACTTCCTCATTATCAATTTGAAATACGTCATCCATCATGGTACAGAACTGACCGAAATAACCTTCCCAATATTGGGAATTGGGATTATAGTTATAAATGCAATTACCAGCAACAAAAGGCTTTTGAAATATCGTCGTATACAGGTCAGCAGTTAATATCTGTGCAACTACACTTTTGCCTTGTCCAGGTTTACCATAAAAATGAATTGAAACAGGAGGTTGTCTCCCTTCATTCAATCTAGTTTTAGAGCAAACTGTGTCGTGCAGTTGATTTAGTGCGTTCATCACACTAAAATACGATGATGTTACGTTGGATGGTAATTGACATTTAACTAGTCGAGGTCTGAATGAATTTCCAACGATTAATTCATTCTTGACCATTTTGGCCATATTCCCGTCGTTCATGATATTTTTATACATATCCTCTGGCAAGAACTTTGAAACTCTTTGAACAAATCTGTCTAATTCAGCGCATAATTCCTTAGCCTCTACGTCGGAAGGTGGAAATCCTAAAATCTCCACTCTAACCCACTCAAAAGCTTTTTCAAAAAGTTTCATCATATCAACGGTGTCCTTGACAGCTCTCACACCAGTAGAATAGTTACGCAGAACTTTTGGATCCAATGCTTTCTTAAATTGATGTTTATGAATATCAAAATCAAGATAGTGGGACACTGTCTGAGCCACAAATCCAAATACAGTTTTCTGTATCTTTGGATCTTGCTCTTCATCTTCTTCCTGAGATCCCCCTTCCGTTTTGAATTCAGGGTCTTCAGATTCCGCATTTTCCATTACATTTTTAAAGTATTTGACGATGAGCATGATTCCTTCAGAAAATTTTGAGACAAAGTGATGAGCTGTAACAAAGCTTGTTATGATTAAAGCTTGTGTGGTCACATCTTGGCAACGAACTAGAGCCCAAATTGTGCAGATAAAAGATATCATTGTCTCAATAAGTTGAGTTAACTTAACCAAAGTACTTTCAAGGTCGAAAGCATTGCATAATTTGTTGAACTTCTCTTTGAATTCTGCAGCAAGAGCTGTGATTTCCTTAGACATCATAGTTATGCTGCGAATGCTAGTTTTAACTTCTTGGTCTTCTAGAATCGTTTTGCCTAATCCTTTAGAGACCCCATTAAACATTTCTGCTACATATGGTTTCTCTTGTGTTCCGTTCCCGATATTATTTTTCTTGCTCAATTGTGGAGGCAATTGAGCACCAGGACGCTTAGTAGGAATAGAAATCTGAGCCGGCTTAACAGGCTGGAAGGATTTCTTTTGGTATGCATCATACATTCTATGTATTTTGGGTCCTTCAATTTGCAAAAATGCTAAATAGCGATTGTACTGATCATCCGAAGGTAATAAGGAACGTAATATCTTACTCTGATCAGTTCCGGAATTAATAATTGACATAATTCCTGAGTCCATCAGAGCCGTAACTCTAGCAAATAAACCATATTCTTGATCTGTAATGGTTATAACATCTCCTTTTGAGGTTGTGTTAATATTGGCCACTCTAGAGGCTACGTTCGGGAAGTTTGGTTTCCCAGCATTCATCTGTTCCAGGTTGGCTTTCATTTGGTTTTCTTGAATTCTAAGCTTCTTCTCGAATTCTTCAACATCCTGTTTAGCTTTTGCTGTTTGAAACTCCTTATATCGGATGTCCTCCAAAGCCATAAAGTCATGAATTGTCATGAAATCTTTGAGTCTATGTGGTACAACCATCGAGCTAATAAAGAATTTATTTTTAAAAGAAGGCAGCAGATTTGAATTGATAATTTCGTAAGTAACAGGATCACACTTTGTGGGATCTTTCAAACACTCTCCATTACGTAAAATCCATTCCCTCCATTCGAGGAGTTGAATATCAAATAATTCTGAAGCATGTTTATTTGTAAGCATCTTACTCATGAATATAGAACCAATTTTCTTTCGTGTGTCATTTTCTTTACAAGTGGTCAAGAAATCCTTAAAAATTGATTCCGTAGCCTCTGGCTCTCTATCGTAAACGGCTACCTTAATAAGGGCATCACAGATATTGTCTCCCCAGCAGGATTCAACATTCATTTTGATAGAGGGCATATCCAATGGAACATGGATACCAAATAATGCTAGCTGTGGTTGAAAATCGTCTCCATAGGCTAATTTAATTGCAGCAACGTTATATTTAATTCTTTGACAAATATCGTAAATAGGTCCTTCATTTGGAGAAAAGACCTTTAAATAGGCGTCATTATAATATTGATAAGATTTAGATAAGATAGGATCTTCTTTCTCTAAAATCAATCTCTTTGGAGTTACAGTATCAAAAGCACCAGACTCTGCGACAGCCAACATTCGAATGGCTGTTCTCCATGCTCTATGATAAGAGCAAACTTGATGCGGTTCGCATTGAACAAGAACTCGCAACGTGTTTGCGTATTTAGGACTTATATAAAAAGTTTTAAGCACATGTTGATGCGTGCTAAAAAGCTTTCTTGATAATTGGACAGTGGACGGTGATGATGTTTGTTCGGATGTATTTTCAATCATAATAGCAATTGCCACCTCTGTCTATATATACGCCAGGTTTTGGCTACCATTGCGCCGTGCTATCCCAGAGAAAGGGAAAATAAGGATATTCATCACTTCATTCTCTCTAACCTTCTCCTGATAGGACCGGCCCGCAAGTTATATAGATCGCCTTATATACTTCATACTATCTTATCCTTCTTGGTACTACTATTCCGCAAATCATTAGTGGGTAATATTATGGGCGGGGTTCATCAGACCCTCTTAACATTCGATACTCTGCCGAAAGGGAGTTGCCAGCTCCTACCCCTAAGTCTACGTGTAGCTAAGGTAAAGAATCATATTTCATATACGTACGCGTCTGATTGACGCATGATAACTAGCCCAGGTGCAAAGTGGGTTCGCGATCATGCCGATTACTAGTATACCATATCGACGCTTGTATACTTAGCGAGTGTAAGCTTTCAAGTTAGGCTTTTCATATCTCTCGATTTACTAAGCTTCATAACAGCTTGTCACAACGGTTCACATGGGTACCGCAAAAATGCAACAAATCTGTCAACTCTACAACTGACTTAACTCAATGAATTTATAGTGTGACACCTGTGTCAGGCATGTACAATATAAAGAATAAGTCTCAACAAGATAATTCCTATCTATCATAAATAAACAATCTCAAATCAAATCTAATAATGAAATTCAATCCATACATAAACTTAAAAAGAAATGCAAACAATGAACAAGGGTGATCTTTCTATGAGACCTACAATAGTTTCGTTAAATTCGTTTAAAATATTAACTAGTTTTACTGATCAGAAAACTTAAGGCATTGAAAACGATGGGGTCATTCCAGACTGAAGTAACCGGAAGCATAAGGACTAGAAGTATCAATCCGCTTCTCTTCACTTAAACGGAAGGTTACCCCCCAGACTCAATGTCATATTCCAGATTTCTCCAAAATACCATCAAACGATTCATATATATTGTTAATTAAAATATATATTAATCGTTT